CATACGCATAATATCAACAACGCTACAGCGAGCCATAATCATAACGTAAACGCAGCATCCGGACATACACATGGGTCAAGTAGTGATGGAGGAACGCATTCGTCTCACAATTACAGCACTACGCTTTCCAATACTACATTCAATCATTCACATACCGTAACGTCAGTTACTGGCGTATATTTCTATATAAGGTTTCAGTGATGGCTGAGTCTACTTTTAGAATTCCCTCAACAATTACGATAGATAACATCGTTCTAGATGCTTCATCTCCGCTTGATAGCGAGGTGTTCGTATTTGATGGAACATCATTTGTTGTTGATAGCGTTGTTCCAATTGGGACAATTGAGATGTGGGCTGGGCTTTCTTCAGCAATCCCCTCAGGATGGCTGCTTTGTGATGGTGGTCAGTACGAAATTGGCTCCGCAGGTTCTCAGTACTACGCTTTATCACAGGTAATAACAACACGATATGGTGCTTATACTAATGGAAGCGGTGGTGCTGGGAGCAGTCACTTCAGAGTGCCAGATATGACGGCGTATGTCCCAATTGGAATTACATCTGGGGCAAATGCCGGAGCAACGACAGCATCATACGCCGCAACATCACTTGCGCATACCCATACATTGACCGCAAATGCGACAACAAATGCCGACGGTGCTTCCCATAGCCACACCTTGAGTGATGGTGGTTCGCATAACCACTCACTAGTTACCTCAAACTGGAATCACTCCCATAATACGGGGGGACCAAGCAATACTCACAGGCACACGATACCTGCCGGTAATACTGCAGCAAACTATCAAACTGGATTTACCGGACATGATGCAACACAACATGGATACTTTTCTGTTGATAATGCCCAAGTTCATAGCCATACAACTGGAACCCAGACGTCAAATGCCAACCATGGACACACAATTCCAACATCAACAACATTAAGTCATTCTCATACATGGTCAAACAGCGCGACTTCTGATTCAGCCAATACAACGGCCCATAATCACACACTCAATGTTGTGCCGATATGCTTTATCATAAAATTCTAGGGAGATAAAATGCTTGAGAATCACCCAACACACGAAGGCGGAATCGGTTACTATTTCCGCGAAATTGGTCTTACTGATTCTGTCGGCTTATTCAATTTCTGCAAAGCAGTCAAGAATTTTAGATTTGAAGCCGATGTAGATGATGAAACTAATGCCACATTCAATCGCTGCGATAACAGTGCTCCCAGAAATGTATACCTTCCAAGCGCATTTCACGAATGGAATTATGAAACAGGGGTGTGCTCCTGTGGCTCTACGTCAAAACCTTACGGAACTACCAATGACCATTACACATGTTTGACGCATTGCAAAATTTTCCGAGTACCGGTCCAGACTGAAAAGGGATTCATTGTTTATCTTGAATACTTTAATCCTGAAAATGAAGACTATAGTATGCAGAATTCAGAATGTAATGGTAGAACATTCCAGGAAGTATTTCGCGGCATCCTAGAGTGGGCATGGGTTCATGAGAATATGGGAAACAATGAACCAGTTGCTATCGCAGCATCTGAGTTTATTAATGAACTAAACATTCCAGAAAATATTTTGGATTGGCTCTGGTCGTCTGTCCCAGACCAAAAGGTTGCCAAATATCTACGTGGACATACTGACGCAAGATTGAGAGCACCTATTGAGGGTATCCCCGACATGACTAACGAATTTAATGAATGGGTTGAAGAGTTGATTTTGCATCGTCCAACTATCTGGCCATACGGCCCAAAGTGATTGACATAAATCATGGACATAACGCAATGTAATCACATATATCCAGTGAGGCATGACCTAAATTCAACTCGCACGTCTGCATTCACCAAAATCCCAAGCGACACTCACTCCTTGAGGATTGATGCGACCGGCAAAATGGTTTCGCCCTACCTGTACAGCCTGTTTAGTGATGAGAGAGGAAACATATTCCTCGCAATGAACGAGGGGATAAATACCTATACGTTTACTTTGTTTTACGACGATGATACTTATGTGATTAACAATATTAGGCATGAGTACATTGCAGAACTAATTACTAGACCGGCAAATTCATCAGTCGGATTTTTTAAGTTCATGGACTCTCAACCAGCACGCAGATACAGCGAAGAAAGATGTGATGCTGCAAGAAATGGCCCAGCGGTATTTATACGAAATGGCCAAGTCGCACTCGGTTCTGCCGTAAATAGTTTGCGGCCTTTTGCCCTGAGTAATCTAGAGGTTTATTTCTCTTTGCTTTCTGTTGATGGAGTAGGACACTTGATTTATGTGAAGTATTTTGAGGGCCAGAATGACTCTAATGAAGTCTTTGAAACTAATGAAAGCGATTTACCCACAGCATCACGAAGCCTCTTGCCAAATCTCAAACTAATTATTGAGTGGGCAGAAATGACGAATGAGCCGTGGTGCTCTACTGAGCCAGTAGCACTTGCGGCGCGTGATTTTTTGTATAAGATTCGCATGCCCGAAGAAGTGAAGAACGAGATTGAGGAAAATCAAAGCGACATGCATGTTTATAGATATTTGCGCGGTGAGGCAGATGCCCGAAGACAGCCCCCAGTTGAAAAACTTTCAGAAATGCAACCATTGACAAAGATGTGGATAAAATCAAAAATGTTTTACGACAACATCGGCCACCTCTACAGGAACATGTTTATTTGAAATGACTGCAAAATTTATACATCAGGGTATTGCATATTACGAAAATGGACTCTCCGATGAACTGTGTGATGAAATATGGAATTTCTATTTCAATAATCTCCACAAGTCGTCTCCAGGAATTACCATTTCCGGACAATCATCTGGCCCAGACAACGTCAAATGGAAAAACACTCTTGACCAAGATGTCAATAAGAATTTCATCAATGAGGGAGAGATTCTTAAAGAACGTCAGATTATTGACGAAAAAATTTATCAGGAAATCAAATCAACAATTACTGATTACCTAGATAATTTTCAATATCTATCAACTGCGCCAAATATTGAAGATACTGGGTATCTATGGCAAATGTACAAGAAGAATGAGGGCTACTACAAAGAGCACATCGATGGCGAGCAATGGTCATTCAATGTGTTCAACAGAGTTGCCGCGATTTTGTGTTACATCAATACAGTTGATGAAGGTGGAGAAACGTACTTTCGCTATCAGGACCTAAAAGTCAAGCCACAAAAGGGAGCAATTGTGCTGTTTCCAACATCATGGATGTACCCACATGAAGCGCTTGTTCCAATTTCATCTGAAAAACTCATTCTTAGTTCATTCCTGGTCTGCAATCCAGTTGAGTTCCATGTGCACAAGGCAGAATAAATGATTTCAATAATCACACCGACGTATAATACGTCGCAGGACATTCTGGCCCGGACATGGGGCTCCCTTAAGTCACAAACATTCACGGACTGGGAATGGGTTGTGTGGGATGACTCCACGCATAACGAAACCTGGCGGCAAATCTACGGTTTCTGCTCCGATGAACGGTACAGGATTCAAATGCATCGTTCGCATGTTCATTCCGGCTCTATCGGCGAGGTGAAGCGGAATGGTTTCATGGTTGCTAAGGGTGACATTCTGGTCGAATTGGACCACGACGACGAATTAACCCCCGATGCGCTTCAACTGATTAACGATGCATTTAATGAGAATCCGGATGTAGGGTTTGTCTACTCCGACTGGTGCGAAATCCTCCCCGACGGCAACTCCGGTCGATACCCAGAAGGTTGGGGATTTGGATACGGCAGCGACTACTGGTCTGAAGAACATGGCGTCTGGGCGATGTCAGCACCAGAGATCAATCCGACGACGATGAAGCACATCGTGTCTGCGCCTAATCATGTTCGAGCGTGGCGAGCAGACGTGTACAGAAAACTCAACGGTCACAACCCGGCGTACGTAGTTGCCGACGACTACGAACTTGTTGTAAGAACGTTTCTTGAGACAAAGTTTCTTCACATCAATAAACTTCTATACAAGCAGCACATCGGACCTTCAACTGCACAAAGGCAGAGAAACGCGCTAATTCAAGACCTCGTGATCAAGATTTCTTCGAAGTACAGTGATATGATAGACAGCAGATTTGAAGAACTAAATGAACAGACGGAGAATAGATAATGTCAGATAACCTAGAACTTGACATCGACAAGATCGTCCTAAGTCTTACAAACCAGATAGCGCAGCAAGCGCAGAAGATCGCGATCCTAGAAGCGACTGTAGACGCATTGAACAGGGCGCTTCAAAGCAAAGAAGACAACTAGTCTTTTTTCTTTTTCTTCTCGTTTTCAGATTTCTTACGA